AACATGGTGTAAATCCAACACTTGCGCTGTCCTTCACCGACAAGGGCACCGTCGGCACGCATCGCGTAATCTTTAAGAGCGCCAGACATCGTTTCAGCATTTTTTGCATCAAGCGTCTCTTCAAACACGATGTGCTGAATTTCATGAGCCGTTATGCCAGAGATACTTTGCTCTGAGCACCTGTTGATGAATATGTCGATGGTCCCTTTCGGAGCCACATCTAGCTGCGCCTCTTCTCCGATATTGGTCGCTTTCCCCTCTTCAATGAAGGCTTGACCGCAGCTCGTGTAGTCCTTGCCATTTAAGGTGAAGTGCTTCGTATCTTCGCGAAAGCGAATGTGAGAAGCGTCGAACCCATAGGTGTTCGCGACCTCGGACACTCTCCATTTTTTCATCGATTTTTCATCCGGCAATTGCTCGCGCAAAATCGCCAGTTGTCGCATATACTCTTTGAACTCGGCCTCGGGCAAGTCCATCGGAGACTTGCCTTTCAGAAAGTCTTTATCGATCTTAGTCACGGCCTTCACGTAGTCGGGCGGTGAAAGCTTTGTCGTGTCGCCTTCGGTCGATGGCTCTCCGCCGGTCGCCGATTGTTCGGCGCCATTGCTGACCTTGATGTTCCATGCGCCCACGGTGAACTCACCACCTTCCGATGAACCGGCCGGGGCGCGCGGGTGCTCTTCCTCTTTGAACTCGGCGTCATGAATGAGCGCGCGCAGGAATGCGCGGTCACCGGTTGAAATGGGCCGTGTCTCGATGCCCTGCAATTCGTCGGGCAACTCGGCATCGTCGGGGATGTCTGCGCCGTAGGCAAGAGCGAGATACTTTTCCTTCGTGATTGGGACGCCGTGGCTTCGCATCCAATCGATAAGCAGATCAGCCATGATGTGAAATCTCCATGACCTTATCTTGCGTCTGTTGCAGCGTGGCCTTCCCGTCGTGGTAGGTTTGCCATGCACCTTCGACCGCCGCCGATTGGGTGTCTTTCAGGTCTTCAAACAGTACGCGTTTCTGAACCCACACGATTGCCTGCAGCTGTTGCGGCAAGATACCGATTTCATCCGCCGCCTGACGGTAGGCTTCCGCGTAAATGCCGTATAGGCCGCACGCGCCGGTGCCCGCTTTGGAATTGGACACTGGCATGAACCCCGGGGCCTTGCTCATGTTTTCCTTCATGGGACCGTTGCCGAAGTTTTGAAGGACGGGGGCAGATGCCGATGAAAGCGAGCGCATCAGGGCGCATCCAACCGCGTGCGTGTCGATCGTGACGTCCTTGTTCGGTGACATCGGATCGAGAATGTTGTTGTAGAACGAACGCACCTTGTGGTTGTCGCCTATCGAGCTGCTAATGATGGACGCATCGTCGTTGGCATCCATGCACTTGACCGCGTTTGCGATGGCTGAAAGAGCTTGCCATGCGGCGATCTTTGGTTTGCCCGTGACCTTCGAGGTGGCCAATTCACCGACGCCCGTGCCCGTGAAGACACCGTATTGACGGTTGCTGTGCGCCTCGTCATAGGTGCGTATCCACGCGCCCTTTTCAACCGGGTCCGTCAGCTCGCCAAGTGTTTTCCCTTTGATCGCGTTTACGATTTCCTGATCCTTCGGTTTCCAAATCCGCTTTGCCGCGCTATTCATTCCGGCATCCCAGGCGTGATTTTTCTGCCCGTTGGCGATGCTCATGACGCGTTGCGCGAGATAGATGTTTTGATCCCAATCTTTTTGCGGCGACAGGGCGGCAACGACGGCAACCGATGAAGCCTCGGGCACGCCATACTGTTTCCCGAAGTCGGTTGCGATCTTGTGGGCCGTTTGATACCAGATCATGCCACCCTTCTTTGTGGCTTCATCCGCATGATCATAGAGGTAGCGGATGTTTGCCTTGAAGTGATCGACCACCATGTGGGCGACTTGTTCGGGCGTCTTGCCGTTGAAGTCTTCCTCGCGGAAATTCGGGTAGGCCTTGGCGCTCTGAAACACCTTCATGTTGTGTTCGAACGCTTCCGGCGTCGCCTTCATCGAGGCGAGGTCGGGTTGGTTCGTCACTGCGTTGACGGGGTTTTTCTTTGAGACGCTATACCGTGTGGCGATCATCTTGGAGTGAAGTTTGCCAGATGTTGCGGCTGGCTTCACGGTCGCCTTCATGCTCGTTTGAACGTGTTGCGGCATGTCCGATTTCATCGAGACTGCGCCGCCACCTGTTGTCCACTCGCCGCCTTTTGGACCCGACGCCACGCGGGGCTCGTTCGGGTCGAAGTCGTCACGCGCGAGAGCACGAAGGGTGGCGCAGTCGCGCGTGGAAAGTTTCATGAAAGGAACCTTAAGGGCTTTACGGTGCTCTTTTTGAGAGCACCTTTGATCCGATATTCAAGGTAGTTTAAAACCTTGAACCCGACGAAAAACCAAAGGAGGGTCACAACCTTGTCGGTAAGCCACATAGTCATTTCAGTTCGCTCTCCAATTGGGAAAGCAGATGCAACTCCGCTTCCATGACGGCGCGCGGCATGAGCATCGGGAGGTGTCTTTGAGACATCGGCATGCCTGCGCGCCAGGGGCACGAAGCCCCTTCGTCGATGCACGCAACCAACTTGCGCAGGCTCTTAAGCGTCATGATGTAGAGACGCTCTGCCGTGCCTCTATCTCTGTCCATAGGAATAGTCCAGAGCGGAACATAGGGCGTTTGCAAACCGTTTACGTGCTGCGCGTTTACAGGCCGCTATGCTTATTTTTGCACGCGTTTCATTGGAGGGAGGTTCGCGCCACCCGCTCACCTGCCATGGTTTTGGTCGCCCTTTCCGAACGGCGCTCATTTTCGCGCGCGTTTCATCGGATGCAGGGGCACGCTCTTTTTGAGACGCGCTCATTTTAGCCCGTGTTTCACCCGAGTGTTTCCAACCAGCTTGTGTTTGCAAGGTTGGATGTAGTTTATTCCATTCACTTACCTTCGCGCGCGTTTCTGGCCTCAACATTGGACTAAGATCGCCACCGTCTGACACATTATAACCAAACCGCCGATCTTGAGTTTGATACTCTTTGATCGCAGCAATTTCACATTCGCAAATGTAGTCTCGATGGCCAACCACTAGTGGGATAAATCGTGCATCGTGTTTTCTAATAGCGTTGTGGACTGGCAAACTAGAACCACGTTTTGCGCTTCTTAGATGTTCCCCCCTTCGACCCTTTAATGTTCCTCCAGTTATACCGAAGTACAACTTACCATTTGAAAACTGTATCTTGTACAGAAGCCACACTGTACACCCTCCCCTTAAAAATTCGTGATGATTGGGATTGCGATGCAACGGCACCGGGGGCCACATCCCGGATGATAATACATTTCTCTTTGTCCTGGCTCTGAGGCAAGTGGTGGGTTTGCCCATTCATGAACGGTTCCATCAAGCTCTCTATGCCTGTGACGAACATTCCCGTCATGCATCGACCGCCATGTATAATGTGAGTTCCCGGTCGCCTCTGCCCTCGCCTGTGTGAGCGACGTCGATGCGCGCCCGCATTCCGTGAAGGCAATAAGTTCTGCCCTCGACTTAGTCACCCCTCCTACGTTCAAAATCTCTTGCACGATGTGTTCGATGCGGCGACCTTCGGACAACTCCGCAATCGCCAACTCTTGCACACGCTGCGCGGCTTCGAGGGGTAGTGACTTGATCAACCCAACTTGCGCATGAACCAATTCACGCACCGTGCTTTCGATCGGTGCGAATTGGATTTGGTTGCGCAACTCGACGCCCGCGTCGTGTGCTTCCTGTAGCCACACATTCCGGTTGCGTGCGGCTACTTCGCGGACCATCTCCTCGGCCGCTGAGTTTGCCCAATGATCGAGGACCTCCGAGTATTTGGTTAGTGTCGTGGACGTCCGGTGGATAGCCTCTTCGAGGTACTTGACACCCCAGACGTCATTCATCTGCTGATGAATGAACCCGGCTACGTTAGCCGCGATCATTCTAAGCTTGCGCGCGTAGCTGTTTTCCGTCGCCCGCGTCGCGCGCCACAGATACAGACGCTGTTGCGCCTGCTTGCGCGGATCAATGAGGGCCATCAGATGTCCTTAATAATCGTGCTCGGCTGGCCGGTGTTAGAGAGCCACACCTTGTCGTCATCGGTCATGCGCCCGAGGGGCTTGCCCCGGACCCGGTGATGGATGTCTTCGAGTTCATTGAGCCCGAAGTCGCCCTTTGGTTTTTCGAGAGAGACGCCGTGAAGGAGGTGGCCTAGTAACTCTATCTCATGCTCTGGTGTCAGTTGAAGAGCCCTGACCCCGCCTTCACTGGCCTCGGGTGCGCCGCCCTGTAGGTTGACGCCTCGAAGTGCGTTGTGTAATGCCTCAAGATCATCCGGCCCGGCCCCTACCGCAGCCTGATTTTGAATGTTAGGAGCCCCCACCGTAGCCTGACCGCCAACCGTGCCAGTGACTGGCACGCCTGCGCCTGGTACACCTGCGCCGGTAACTGGTACAACCGCATCGCTCGGGGCACCGGCCGCGCCGGGAAGCCCCACCGTGCCCTGACCACTTGCGGGCATACCGGTCATTGGATCGATCTGCGGCACGCTTGGAGGGTCCATCGCCGCTTGCTTGATATCTTCGTCGGTGATGTTTGTCCAAACACCAGTCACCCGCGATTGCTGTGAAAGCTCCTTCAGCGCGGTGACACGATCAACGACGCCCTTAACGAAGGCGTCCGAAACGGTCGTGGTGACCTTGCTTGCAACTTCGGACTTCTCAGTCTCATTGAGTTGCCACAGCGTGTTAAACGTAAACGAAAAGTCTGTGCCCGGCATCACGCCGAACGTTGACATGTGTTCGCATTGGAGTAGCAGTTCAAGCGGCTCACGGAGCACGGCTTCCTGCAGTTCCTTGATGCGGTCATAGAAGTTGCGGATGTCGGACTCACCGGTCGAGTTCATACCAGCTGGCGACATTCCAAAAAGCCGTACCAAAGGTATACCGAGCGAACCTGCAAGCTGTTGGGCGAATTGCAGCAACACGCTGTCAAGGCCCGTGAACGAGTAGCTTGTGGTTTCAACCTTGTCTTTGGCATCAACAACGAGGAGCCCCTCGTTCTGTTGGAACGTGCGAACCTCAGCCAGCATCTTTTTGATGCTTTCGAGGATTTTGGTGCCACCGAGTGATGCATGCCGGTAGCCTTCAATGTAGAGGGTCCGCAGATAGGCCTTAAAGACCAGCTGCGCCGCACCCATGGACACGCTATCAAATGCAATCAAGCGGTCCCAGAGCGGCTCCAATACGGACAAACCCCATAGGTTTTCCATTTGGCGTTGAAAGAACGGAAGGTCCGCCCCTTCAAAGCGAACGACACGCGAGTGATGCCACCGGCCGCGCGGCAAACCGCCACACTCGACCACAATGTCATAATACATCGGGAGGCCCTGCATCGGACCCATTTCATAGATCAACTCGCCAGCGGACAGGGACGGTTCCACCATCCACCGATCGAGAACGCGCACACCCTTGAACTGGCCTTTGCCGATTGTCTCGGGGCGCAGCGGCGTCGCGGGGTCCTGGCCTTCGATCTGTATAAGCATCAGGGCGCCGCCATAGAGGCGCGACCAGCGCAGCGCCTCATTGGTCTTTGTCCAAATGCCCTTCTTGCCGAAGCCTTTATAGAGTTTGTCAATATCGTCGGGCGTCATGTCGCAATTAATTTCCAAGCCTTCGCGTGTCATGTCCTCGGGGATGACATCAATGGCCTGTCTTACTATCCATGACCCCCTATATGCACATTCCAACCCAAATCTGTTCCTGCTCAGCGGGTTGAACGAATAAAAACCACCCGACAAAAGATTTGGTTGATCAATCCCCAATTTGGCCGCGACATTCGCGAAGGAGTCCACGGTTTGAGATTTATCTATCGTGGGCGCGCGACGCCGTGATGGCGTGACCCTTTTATTTCGAGTTGTCATGACGTCACCGCTTCACAGATTACATTGGCCCAGCCAGGGATGAGTTGCCCCTGGCTTGTGGTGATGACCGCTTTGATGCGATAGGTCACACCGGCGACGAACCCACCGGCGAGTTGATCGACAATGGTTCCATTGACATTGATTGATGGATCGTCGATCAACCGTGTTGCTGCCTCGGGGTCATCGACATCACTTGACTCAGCCACCTCGCAGGTGAATGTGACATCTGTGATGGTTTCAGCCGCCGTGGTGATTACGCAATTAGTTACAATGGCTGGTGCCAGATCGAGGGCGAAGTCAATGCCGAAGATTGCTTCTTCATCTGGTGTACACGTCGTGAAGTCTTCTAGTGCTCTTGGCATTTATTCACCCTCGTATGTTCCTTGAGTACGTTCAGGTATAACAACGACACGCCGCATCGGAGGCAGCGGGGCCGCGTCTAACCAGTAATGTTTCTTTACCTTTGATTCTGCTTTACCAAATACGCGGAGAACTGAACTGGCAAACAGATATGTCAGGAACTTAGCCTTCGACAGTTTGCCCCTTACACCGACGCGAGTGGACGCGCCTTCCAGTGTTACCTTACCGTGTGGCTTAGTGGTCGCCTTGGTAGTTATCAAAGTTTTACCGTAAAGATGGACCTTACCTTTTGTTTGTGCCATACCTTCGACTGCCACCCGCCCGCGCGCCGCCACGTGT